AGTCGCTCAGAGAAGATCCGCCAGTAAGCCAGGAAGTCAATCCGTTCAGAATATCAGCAGCGGTTAGAATAAGGATCGTTTCCGCCAACGCTTTCACACCATCCAGCATGGAAGGGTTAAGCTGTGTGGCTCCTTCGATAAATGGCTGCACATTCGTCATAAATGCAGAAAGGTCTGCGCCAATTTGAGGGAACTGACTGGAGACTCCAGACATGAAACCGCCAACAATGCCACCGACAAATTTGCCAATCGCAGTACCGATTCCCTGAAGAAGATTTCCGCCCTCGCCGATAAGCCATTCCAACCCAGGAATCTGAGCCAGAGCTCCAACAGCCGCCAGAACCAATGCCAATTCCGCGATGACTGCACCCATTCCAAGAACGCCAAGCATAGCTCCAGGCACCAAGGAGGCAACAGCACTGAGAGCAAGCATAATCGCTGAAAGCAAACCAATTCCGGCGATTCCTTTGATGAGTACATTCACATCAATGCCACTCAAGGCGTCGATTACCCCGTCAAAGAAAGCCATCAGTAACTCTACTCCGGCCTTAATCAATTCCGGCAGTTTCGTCGTGATAGCCTGAATAATACCAATCAGAATATCAAATAGCTGCTCCACGATAGTCGGCGTATGTTCGACCAGAGCCGAAAGGACACTGTCAATCAAGACAAATAGCCCATCCACGACCGCTGGCACAGCCGTAACTAGAGCCTCGACTGCGGCGAGCACTAATACTGTAAATGCCTCGGCAATAGCTGGTCCACCATTTGCGATTACTCCTGCTAGAGAAAGGATTCCTTCTCCGATTGATTCGAACAGGAGCGGAATCAGACTAAGAATACTGGATACTGCCACCACGAGAGACGCTGCTCCTGCTGCTCCAGATACTGCCAAAGCAGAAAGTCCAGTAGAAAATGCAAGAATACCTGCACCTGCGGCCAGACATCCCACTCCCAATACAGCAACGGCGGCCGAAAGTCCTAAAATAGCTGGGGTCAATGGTCCTAATGCAACTCCTGCAACGCCGAGAACAGTGAAAGAACCAGCCAGTGCCACCAATCCTTTAGCAATGCTCTCCCAGGACATATTTCCCAACGACTTTAGAACTGGGGTAAATATCGCTAACGCAGCGGACACCGTAAGAACTGCTGCCGCACCCGGAAGTGCAGTCTTCATCGCATTAAGCGCCACAACAAGAATGGTCATGGAACCTGCAAGGGTTACTAATCCTCTGGCAATTTCATCCCAGGACATTCCGCCCATATTTCGAACTGCTTCGCCAATAATGAGTAATGCCGCACCGACCTCTACCATTCCAGTCGCTTTCGATATCATTCCATTCGGAAGAAGATTCATTGCAACTGTCACAGCCGCCAGAGAACCAGCCATTGTGGTAAGACCTCGTCCAATCTCTCCCCAAGACAAGTTTCCCATCTTTTCTACTGCTTCCCCAAACACAAGCATGGCGGCGCCAAGAATTGTCATTGCCGTAGCGGTGGAAACTACATGTTTCGCATTAGCTGTCACTTTGGTAAATACTGCCAGTTCAGTAAGAACCACTGCAACCGCAGATAATCCCTTCAAAAGACTGGAAATATCCAAAGCACCAAATGCGCCAACTGCATCTGCCAGAATATTGATGGATGCTGCAAGAAGAACTAACCCTGTTCCTTTCAGAACTCCCATTCCATCCAAATCCGTAGCCTTCAGGAACAATGCCAGTTCTGTGCAAAGAACTCCAACTCCGATTAGACCTTTAGCCAAAGAGCCTACATCCAAAGCTCCCAAATCTTCAACTGCTCCCACAAGCACTCGAATCGCTGCTGCAAATACTACCAAACCAGCAGAACCTTTTATCAGCCCTTTCGATGTTTTGGAAAGTGCTGTTGCAGGCGCTACCAGAATAGCAGATAACCCGGCAACACCGACCAATCCTTTAAGAAGCTCATCCCAATCCAGACCGGATAATTTCTGAACTGCTCCCGCAAGAATAAGAACAGCGGTAGACATCCCAATCATCGCAATGGTCAACTGTCCCATTCCTTTGATTGCTGCCCCGTTCATGATCTTTTCAAAGATGGCCATTGAACCAAGCAGTTCAACGAACAGAACACTCAAAGCTCCCAAAGACGCATTTAGCTTCTCGGAATCAACTAAAGACAATGCAACAATCGCTGCGGTCAGGATTGCCATAGCGCCGGCAATTTTCAGAAGAGTTCCAGCTTTCAGATTTGACTGCCATGCTTCAAGACTCCCCTTAACTCCATCCAAAATATCTTTGAACGAACCAAGAATTCCACCACCGTTTTCCGTGATTTCTGATAGAGAATCGATGAACTTCTTCACTCCAATCAGAATTGCAGAAAACAATCCGGTATTGATTAAGTCTAAAATCGGGTCAAAACTCGCGGTATCAAATGCTGTGAGGATTGCTTCCCCAAGGTTCCCAAACGCATTTGCGACAATGGAACCGAGCTTCGATAGAACTGGAGCCGCCTTCTCGACAATCCCAATAATGCCCTCGAACGCCTTCTTTACCAGTTCTCCCAATTTTACAAACGGTTCAAATCGGGTCTGTACCTTATCCGCAAAATTATCAAGACCGCTGGTATCAACATTCGCAAACTCGCCGAAAGCATCAACAACTGTTTTTACAAAAGTCTTTACTCCATCTGCAATTGGTTTCAGGAAATTCCCGATTCCTTCGATAGCTTTATTAAAGGCATCGGAAGATTTAATGGCTTCATCGATACCAACAATGAAATCTCCAATACTGGCTGTAAACCCAAGAATCCCATCTCCGGCCGGAGCCACATATCCGATCAAATCGGCAAATCCACCAACCAGTGCTTTGACACCCTGAAGCCCGATATCAAATAAAGCGAATACCCCTTTGAATGTTCTCTTCAGGTTATTCGCTGTTTCTTCACCTATTTTGAATTTTTCTGTGAGTTCCTGCAATCCGACGGTGAGATTGTAAAGTTGCTCTCCTGTCATCGGTGGAAAGACTTCCTTAAACGCCTCTCGGATAGGCTTTATTACTCCTGCCAAACCTTCAAAGGCGTTTCTTACCGATTCGATCAAGGCGGTTCGACCGCCAAGGTCTTTCCAGTCCTGCAACATCTTGTTTCTTGCTTCGGCAGAAGCATTTACCATGTTGCCAAGAGAATTGCTGACCTCGGTTAAAAGTTCTTTTGCTTCTTCGAAGTCACCAATAATAATCTCCCAGCTTTGCGTCCAGCCAGATTGAACTGATTCTTTCAGAGTGTCCCATAACTGCGTGAATGTCTTTACCTTAGTGGCTGCGTCCAATGCTGTTTGAGCCAGTTCTGTAATCTCTTTAGCCTGTTCTTCGGTATATCCCTGTGCAATGAGGTCCGCCTCCGAATAAGCCCCGGACAACTGCGTCAAAGTTTCGGTCAGAACCTCGGTTGTCAGCCATCCGCCTTCGGTTAGAGATGCTCGGAATGAACCGTACTTCTCAATCATGGCGTCCATATTCACGCCAAAGTGTTCGGCCGTTCTCTTTAAAGCATCCTGGAATAGCTGACCGCCCATTCCCGCATTCACAACGGAGTTCCAGTCCTGCAAACTAACCTTACCTGCTGCAATCGCCTGCGAAAGCTGATACATAGCGGTACTGGCCTGATAAGCGTTAGAACCTGAAGCAGCCGCTAAGTTTGCAATACCTTTGATCGAGGTTACTGATTTATCCAAATCAACGCCGGCCGCTGTGAAAGTACCAATATTACGGGTCATTTCCGTAAAATTGTAAATCGTCTGGTCGGCATATTTGTTCAGCTCATCAAGAGCCGCATTTACCTGATCAATCGTTGTCCCTTTACTCTGCGTATTGGCAAGAATAGTCTGAACCGCATTGATTTGTGTTTCGTACTCCTGAAATCCCGTCTTAATCGGATCGATCGTCAGTGCAGAAACAATATTTTTACCAGCATTTAACGCTGAATTTGTGATGTTTGCCAGAGCCGTAACTGCCATGACTTCCAACGCTGAGAACCGCATCTTTACCGTCTCAACTGCGTTGGAAAGCGGAGTCATGTTGCAGTTTTTTGCTGCGGCATTCACATCTTCCAATCCTTTGGAGGCACCTTTGAGATTTAAGCTTTTTTCGAGCTTTTCAATTGTCGATATACTGGTCTGAACATTCTGCTCAAACTGCTTGTTATCGAATCGCATTTCAACGACTCTTTCGTCAATTGTCGTACTCATAGCTTAGTAACCTCCTTCCATGCGTTATTTGCAATTTTGTCAAAAATAGGCTGGATAGCAGGATTGATATAATCTCGCCCCTGTACCCAGCCGCCATTTCGAGTCCCATGTCCGTACTGCAAAATAACAGCAATTGGAACTCCATTTTGAACATTTGAATTATGGAATGAAATCGTAACTGAACCTTTTCGATTCTCGATTTCGTAATACCAGGAATTCGCCGTTTCCCCAGAATCTACCGGTGTTGCAGACGCAAGGGCGGCTACTCCCTCTTTACCAAACTTATCCAGGTCTCCAATATGAACCGCTTCTTTTGCTCTTTCCAGAAAGCGGGTCAACTTGGAGAAGTCACCCTTTTGTCTGAAACTTATCATGGCATGTCCTCTTTAAATCCGAGTTGCATAATCCAGGGAAATCCATCCGACACCGGATTTCAGCTTACCCCATCCAGCATCGGAACCGGCACCGCTCTTAACTTCGACAATGGTATATACGCCTTTCGGACAAAAACCATTGTTTCCGTAATTCGTTCCGGGACCTTTGCGGATATACAAATCAGGAATATCCACCTGAACCAGAAAATTACTTGAAGGTTTCTCTGCTGATTCACTGGAAGCCGCACCTTTATAGGTACAATAAGCCTCATGAACACTGATCCATCCCGCACCGGATTTCAACCTGCCCCAATAACCGTTCTGAATTTCGGTAATTGTATAAGTACCCCTATCAGTAATCATCCCATTGGTCCCGTAATTAGTCCCAGGGCCTTTTCGAATGTTCAGATCGCCGACATCAACCTTATACAGACCTGTTTTGTAAGTTTTGGAGGTACTGTCCGTCGTACTTCCGCCAAGCTGAGATGTTACTCGATTCGCAAGGTCTCCCAGCCTGGAATACAGCCAATCCCCAGGACAGGCTTTATTAGCAAACCATCGATGAACCGTGAGGATCATCTCGTTCGACTTCGGACTGTAATTCAGAGATTTATCTTTGTCGCCAAACCAGATTAGTTTTGACTTGCCATTTCTCTGGCAGATATCAACACACAAAGCCACCAGCTTCTCATATACTGCACTTGTCATGGCATATGGATCGGTCATATCACTGGCGCACTCAATTGTCACAGCCCGCTGGTCATTTGCGTTACTGGAAGAACACCAGCTTCTGTTTGCTTCGTCTACACACAGAACAACTCGTCCATCAGTCCCGATTCCATAATTACAGGACGCTTCTCTACTGGGACTGGTAAAGCAGCCGCCAATAGATTCTGCCGAAAGCTGTCCAACTACACAATGCGGAGTGATTCGGTCAATCGAATGTGTCCTAGCTCCGCTGTGGTTTGGACTTTTTACCGTACAATTCACCAAGCTGCTATTACTCATAGTAATCACCCTTTCGTGTTCCATTTCTTTCTTCGAGCCGCGTTCAATGCCGCATTCCGCTTCATAATTTCCCTGCGGCTATGCTTCTTCGGCGGCCTGCTTTTCACATCGCATACTCTTATCAGAGTGAACAATTTATTGAGATGCCACTTCTGGCATTCAAACGGAATGTTCAAAGCTATCATCCAGTAATAAATGAGTTCCGCCGTAATCTGCTCTCTGCTACCCTGTGTTTTTTTCTCTTCGAAAAACCGGGTGGCAGTCATAGGAAGTGCGATATACTTATTTACCTCATTGATATTGCTGTTTGTCAAATAGTTATAAACTTCCGGATTTACATTCTGCGTAAGAGTCATGCATTTTACATAATCTATAGTTTCTTCCAAAGTTTTTTCCTGCTTTGTCAGAAACGGCTTATTCCATCTCGATTCCCATTTTGAAAGAGAAACAAGAGAATGCTCCAATTGCAAGGTCTGAGCCTTTGTGTAAACAAACTCTTGCTTCACCTCATCCCAGAATTCTGTGGATGGTATTGTGATTCGGAGCATCTCTTACATCTCCTTTAACTCTGAGCGTTTGCTGCGATTGCAGGAGTCGTTGCAGAATTACCAACATTCATCACTGCGTTCACAAAGTCTGCTGCTGCCTTGTCATTTGTAACCAGTTCCTCGAAGAGAACCTCGTAAGCAGGGGATTCCATAAAGGATCTGGAAATCTCTTCGGACTTCATAAAGCGACGGCCATCCTCACTCTTGACACCGTAAGCCTTCTTAATAAGGTCCTCAAAGAACTCCATAATCTGGCCGCCATCGGCACCGGCGCCAATGCTTTTGAGCTGCACGTCATAGCCGCCCTTAACACTTGTCTGCATCTTTACAATTTCCGGCTTTGACAGGTGAAAATAGAAATCCTCTTTTCTTTCAACGCCATTCAGATCGATATAGGGAATAGTTTTCTTAAGCATAATTTTTTCTCCTTTCAAATAAAAAGAAGCCCCGCACATTGAATACGAGGCTTCCTATACATTTACATTATTCTGTTTCCAAGGTAAGTCCGGAAAGACCATAAGTCTTAGTGACACTTTCCTCGTTGTGTGTGGTAGTCACCTTAATGCTCTGAGTATCCTTATTCTTGATAAGAAGTACGATGTTCATGTCGTCATCGAGAGTAACCGGTCCTTTGGTACCGCCTACAAGTTCAACAACCGTTTCAGCTTCAGCCGGCTCAGCTTCAATCTTGAGAGCAAGGTAATTTCCCGACTGTTCTGAAACATTACTGCTAAAATCGACATACTTCAGAGTGCCTGTCACCTCATCATCGGAAACAACCACATCACTCTGTAATTCATTTACTGCTTTCCCAAATAAAACAGCCTCTCCGTCTTCAGGCTTAACGGAAAGGCTCATTAAAGGTTTTCCTTGGTCATGATCTCGATTACTTCATCCGGAAGCGGAAGTCTGGGGTCAACGCCGTCATTTCCTTCTTCTGTGGTCGGATCTTTACCATAAAGAATTTCCTCCAAAGCTGCCAAATTCTTGGCATCTACTCTCGTGGAGTCGAAAGTAAGGATTGCTGTAGGTTTCAGCTTCTTGCCTTCGATCGTCTTCGTAATTTCAACCGGCGTTGTGCTAAATTCCCAAGAAAGCGCGATCGGTTCTGGACTATCATTCTTGGTCTGGTAGCCCTTCTCAGACGGCGAAGCCAAGCAGCCATACACCAAATGGAGTTTGTAACCGTAATCATCGGAGTCCACGTCATTTCCCAGAATCGTCCGATAAGAAAGACCAAATACCTTCCTGCTCTGCTGGCCGGCAAATACGCCAGGCGCAATCTCCACCGATCCATCACATTCAGAGAATTCATCTGGATAGGTATATGCCTCGATGGTTCCACCAAAATCTTCTGCGGACATCAGATTCAGATACTTGATATTATCCGCATAAATAGGGGAGGGTTCTGCTCCAGAAGGACTCTCCGTCACCGCACTCAGACCATTCCACGCAACCCCCTTGTTGTATTTTCCGCCAGTCTGGATCGGATAAAGGACGCCATGGTCACAACCGGTTTCGTAAAACCGTTCCCCAACTTTATCCCAAACAAGTTTACTCATTGAATTATTCCTCCAATCTCAGAAATACACATTAAAAATGTAGTGATTCAGGTTATCTTTTTTAAAATGCCGGTCGAACCGGCTCATCGGTAAATTCGTTACTTTCTGCACCAAGGACGTATCCGGATCTTTATCAATGACGGTAATGGCATATCTTCGATTAGACAAATATACCCCGTCATTCGCATACGTCTTGTCAATATCGTCAAGGCTATATACAATGGCGGGGTAATTCATCTTAATAGATTCCGGAGGCTGAAAATAACATCGGCACTGTTCGCCTTCTATCGGGCAGGATAATATCTCACACAATAGCTTGTGAAACAGGATTCGTCGATCAGTCATTATATACACCTCCTACCGTCAGAATCAGACGCGGATACTGCACTTCGACACTGGAAATCTTCCACTTTGCTCCCATGAACTCAACATACCGCATTGTGTGAAAATTCTGATAGGCAAAAGGATCGGCCACAATGCTGATCTCATTGGAAATGTTGATGTCGTCATTGAGCTTATCAGAAGTCTGATACCGACTGGTATTCCGAATCAAATCTCCGAAATACTCTCGCTCAGTGATTTCTCCATCCCAAACACCAGGACGAACATCCTTTGATACTGCATAGCCGATTTTCCCAAAAAACTTTGCCATTTTGAATTTTCTCCTTTACTCGGTCTCCAAAGTCAATCCGGTAAGCCCATAAGTCTTGGTAGCAGAATCTTCCCCATCGTTCACCGTCACCTTGATGCTCTGAGTATCCTTATTCTTGATAAGGAGTACGATGTTCATGTCTTCATCGAGCGTAACCGGTCCTTTGGTACCGCCAACAAGCTCAACGGTCACAATTGCATCCTCGGAATCAGCATCAACTTTCAAAGCAAGATAGTTTCCTTCCTGCTCAGAAGTATTGCTGCTGGATCCCGTGTATCCGGTAACATGCTTCAATGTACCGGTAATCTCGGACTCCCCGACAACAACATTCTCCTGTAACGAATCTACTGTTTTCCCGAACAGATAGGCTCCCCCATCTTCGGGACTAACGGAGAAGCCGATTAAGGGTTTTCCGTTACATCCTCTTCGATCGCAATGGCAGAGTACACTCTGGTCAGAGCACCGGAGCATCTGGTCTCCAGAAGGGACTTCTCCTGGTTAAAGTCGATATCGAACTGCGTAAAGTGGGTGACTTCTCCGCCCTTCGTAGCGCCCAGAGAGTAGTCATTCAGATTCGTGATGATAGCTAGCAGCTTCTTGGTCTTGCTGTCATCCGTCTTACGGGTCTTGCCCTCGAACTGCTCGGCAGTGAGAATCTCACCCACATTGAAGGCAGACGCAAGCTCCGCCTTGGAAGCATAGATTCTGCGGCCGTTCATATCACGGGCCAGAAGCATCACATTGAGCATATGCGGGGTAATGTACATATCCGGAGTACCGGTACCCTTGTAATGTTCCCTCGCATACAGAACCGCATTGATCATAGCTTCAGCGTAAATATAATTTTCACCGAAGTTTACCCCGGTGTTGGTACCCTGAAGTTCCTTCTTTGCAGCTTCAACATCCAAATCGGCGTGAATAGTGTAGAGGTCGTCGTCCGTCCAGATGGGTCTGATCTTATCCGGATCGATCTTGCCCTCGTCGCCGTCTTCACGGCCGTCACCCAGCATCATCGCAATGGCCAGTTCTTCATTGAGCATCAGGCGGTCGATGTCATACAGGTACTTCACGTAATCGAAGTCGGTGATGTCAACGATGTCATCACGATGCAGAGCATTCTTCACATAAACAGTCTGCGGATCGGTGGTTCTGCGCACCAGCTTGAAATTACCGGCCTGCTGCTTCTCTTTTCCTTTCTTGTAGCCTCTGGCGCGAAGAGCGTCAATGCCACGAATGTCTGTCTGGCTGGTTCTGATTCTGGAAATCGGGCTCTTATGTACCTTTCTCATTACATTGGTAATCCAGCCCTGGTCGTTGGTAATGAGTTCAGGTGCGCCCGGACGTACTTCCTGGTATTCCGGGAACAGGCTCGTCACGTTTCCGTCGCCAGTCTGAACAAAGCCGCCGCTGACCGCATCATGCTGAAGGCCATTCTGCTCCGCATAAAGCTGAAGAGCCGTCTGGAAAGTACCAACCTGACTGGTCTTCGCCATCTTAATGATGTCTTCCTGCGCGGAATGGGTCAGAAAGCCACCGGTCTCGTTTTTCTTATCGTTGTCAAACACGTTATGCTTCATCTCGGTATTTCCTCCTTTAGAATCGTCATCATTTTTATCTTCGGGCTCATCGGTTTCCCCGATAGCCTGTCCGATCATTGCATAAACCACATTTTTCTGCTTTTCATTGAGGGTATTAAATACCTGCTCAATTGTCTCGTCATCTTCCTCAGGCTTTTCTTCAGAAGTCTTATCTTCCTTAGATTCGGATTTCTCCTCCGTCTTCTTTTCCTCGGATTTGTCGTCCTCTTCGGCGGAATGATAAATCATAATGTTCTCGTCATATCCGATAATGGTACGGTCTTCTGAAGTCTCGCCGTGAGACATGACGGAATCAATGAAAGCTCCAGGATTGGCTCCGGCCAGAACAAGGCTCAGTTCGTAGATAACGCCATGCACCACATTCGCTCCGGCCTGTTTAAGCTGACCGGCACAAATAGAAAGCGAACGAACGTCTCCATGCTGAACCAGCTTCTTCGCTGCCTGTCCAGATTCGCTGTCATTGAAACTACAGTAGGCATAAACGCCCTCATCACGATTTTCCAGCACTCCATGACCAAGCACACAATTGGGATCAGAATGATTATGTCCCCAAATCAGGGGAACCGTTTGTCCATTCTGGCTCTTAAATGCATCCCTTTTGATGGTTCGACCATCAGTGCAAAGAAGATCGTTTCTAGTGGCCCAACCACTAAAATCGTATTTCTCCATTTTGAAAATCACTCCTTTTTGTCAATATTGCGCGAAAGCTGCATTGCTACTTCCTCCGTTTCCGCTTCTTCACCGCTTTGTATTCGGAAGCTATCTTGTCAAACTCTTGCTGATAGAGCTCCTCATAAGTGGCATCAAGGTTCTCTTTTGCCGCTTTATAAGCTTCCCTGGCGGCGGTGACAGCAGCCTTTAACTCTGTACTGACTTTTTCTCTTTCTGATTTAGCATTCGCAGAATTATCAGCCCTCTCTTCTTTAGCGTCTTCGGTAATTCGCTTCTTTTTACGACTTGCGGAAGTCCTCACCTCTTCCTTTTCAACTTTCGCCTGCTCACTCACCTTAGCTTTATCCTCGCTGGCATCATCACGAAGCTTTGCGATTTTCTCGTTGCGCTCCGCCACTCGCTTTGCCCTTTCCTCTTTGGATAATCCGGAAGGAATTTCTATCGCCATCAAGCGTTCAATCTCAGCATTTTTCTTTTCGTCAATACGCTCTTTCTGGTCTTCAGCTTCCTCTCCAATATCCTCCAAATCGGATTTTTTACGAGAATCAACCCTACTCCTTCTTGACGAAGATTCCTCGGTAAGCTGAGCATTCAGTTCCTTTAATTTGGCTGAGATCTGCTCTCGGGTTGCCTTAGCCTTTGCTCTCAGTTCAGCAATTTTTTGTTCTCGCTTTTCCTGTTCTTCTTTTACTTTTTCCTTCTTCTCGCTGGTTATCTCATTTTTTGTATAAGCCCAGATTTCTTTACCTTCATCATTGAGCTTCGTTGTAGAACGACGCCCCTTAAGTTCTCTGGTTCTCATATAATATTCATGAGCTTTTACCGGGTCATAATAAGGAGATGCATAATGTTGAAGGAGCTCGTCAATATCCATTAGCTCTCCTCCTCATCATCCGAAACATAGTTTCCTATAATTTCATCAATCTCCTTTTCAAGACCATCAAGCAGCTCATTTACGATGCTGTCGTAATCTGCTCCAGAATCACTTTCACCGGATTCGACATCAGAACCCTCATTTGAAGGCTCAGATTTTGCCTCGCTGATATTGCTATTCTTCAACTCATCGGCTTTCGGATCGTCAGACGGCTTCATGCCAATAATCTGCCGAATTTCGTTGGATGTCATAATCTCGTTTCTTGTGAATTTGTCAGCGATTTCTGACAGATCAGCTACTGGTACAAGTTTGAAGGGATCACGGAAGAACAGAATTGATTGCTTTTGAGATCTGGCCGTTTTGGTAAGGAACTTACGTTTCATTTCGTCAACGATTGCTGAAATGATTGGCTCAATAGTACGGTTATAATAGTTCAGCATGGTCTTCTCATCTGCGGAACCATCCAATATGCTCTGAGTGATACCTAACTGGCTGTAAAGCATACTCGTCAGATATTCAATCTGCTTCATCAGATTATTTTCCACAGAACGATTCAACTGTGTAATCCGCTCCGTACCATCGGTATATGCAATACCATATTTAGAACCGGCCAACTGGCGTTCAATCTCGACACGCCTCTTCTCAGCCTGTTGACGCCTTGCTTCTGTTTTAATTACATAAGGAAGCTGGATAATTAAATCAAGTTTCCCCGAACTGCTCTGCTCATCGACAACGTCCAATAAATTCAGCTTCCTTATCAAACGCTGCATCGTTGAATTCGGCTCATTGATTACTGCATAAAGCGGATTTTCAATAATCGCAACTGTATCTTTGGGAACCACAATGTCTTCCTTTAATCCAGTCCGCTCATTATAAACTCTCGCTTTAATATGGCTTGGAAACCATTCCAGAATCTTTCCGGTACGCATTGATTCGATTTTATATGAGCCTGTAGTATCAGGATCATCATCCGTATCAACCGGAATAATTGCCACACAGCCCTCATCGAGCATGGATAAAACAACGTCCTGAAGGAAAGCACGTCCCGTCTGGTCGATGTTGGCAGATAAATTCAGACAGTCATTTAACCCTGAAGGAATTTTCTCAAGGAATCTTTCAGAGTCGTCCAGGCGGACGTGTTGGATGCTGATTGAAGCGCAATCCAATGCAATGCGATTATATACAGAGGTAACAATGGATCTCTCATTCCCTCTTGTAAGTCTCGGGCGGTCGGGTCTGTATGAATATCCAACTCCTATGTCCCGATAGAAACCTGTTGGGTCTCTATTTAAAAAAGCGTTCCAGGCGTGTTTAATCCTGGAACCGATTGAAACTTCCATTTTGAAATCGTCACCTCCTATTCAAAAGCATCTCGGTTAAGCTTGAAAGCGACAAACGCATCCATCATAGCTGCCACGGCATCGATCTTTGCGTCGTATCGTTTTTTCAGCAATTTACGGTTTCCATTCGTATCTTCCATAACTATACAGTTCCCCATTGCAAAGGTCATAAGTTCTTCATCAAACAAAAGCATCCGCTCCTCAGAAAGTTTCTTTAACTCTCCCAAAGGAACGGATTCCGTCTTAGCACCCTGTATAACCTTTTCGATTCCGAACGGACCATTTTCAGAGGACCATCGTTCGATGAACTCCTTTGCATTGTACGGGTCATACCCCAAACATCGAACATCGTATCCAAATTCTGCAATGTGGTTATCCAAATCCTCGTAGACTTCCATCATATCCAGAACAGTCCCCTCCAGGACAATCAGACTTCCCTCATCCATAAATTGATCGTATTTGATTCGCATCGCTGCCGGAAGTTTCATCAGAGTAGATGAGGAAATGTAGTTCCTGGTTTTCACTCCAAAGGAGCCATTCGATAACGGGAAAAGGAACGTAAAAGCACAGAAATCGTCTCCCTGTGACAAATCAATTCCCAAAGAACAGGGCATCTGCCAGTAGCTTCTCTTCTTATGAGGAAGGGTTTCTTCATATGTGAAGTAATAAGTGTAGCCCTCCATCGGCAATCCAAATCTCTTAGCCAAGATATCATTTCTGGCCGCAGGTGACTTCTCCGCTCTTTCTACATCAAGCTGATAAGTTTCGTAGCTTACCGTCTTACCGATATTAGGATTTGCCTTTAACCACATATCTGGGTTGCCAACTTCATCAATGGAATCGAGTTTATACCACCAAATGGAAACATGAGGATTGACATAATCACCTTTGAGAATGTCCATCAACTCCATTTTGATTGTGTCGCCGGCTCCGTTTCTCACCGTTCCCTCAGAACTCGTGGCAACGATGATGTAATCATCCAATTTAGACGCACCCTGCTCTAAAGCGCCAACCACATCTTCTCTGGTATCGCCGGACAGCCACTCGTCAACGGTGGAAATCTTAGGACGCAATCCCTGAAGCTTTGCGATGGACATTGGACGTACTTCCAGAAGCGAACCCGTAAGAAAATTTTCGATGCCCTTTTTGGTGGAGGCCAGTTTCATTCGCTTCGCTTTAGAACCAGTCGTATTCTGCAAAGAACCTTCCGTTAGGAATCGGAACAACGGGCCTCTCGACCGGGTAATTGCAGTTCGGAAGGGCGACATCACTTCGTCTGCCTGCTTCATTGTAGGAGCCGTTGTGACCTGATGCGTTGTCGAGGTATCGATATTTAATCCATAAGATTGGACGCAAGTATCATATAAAGATTTAGCAGCCCCTCGTCCAACAATGAGATATTGTTTCTTTATCAGACGCTGCTTAATTCTTTTATTTACATATCGACCACCATGTCCATCTGAACTTGGCTCCCACACACTTCGTTCAACGAAGTAGTACCATCCATAAAGCTGCTCGCCCCATAATTTGAAAGAGTCCAGCAAATTCAAATCTGAACCATCCGTCAATGTCAGTTCCGATTCACAATAGGCAATCCATCCTTCAACAGCCTGGTCATCGTAATAAATACCAGGATTGGCTATCAGGTCGTCAATTCGGTTCATCTCCATAGAGACTTCTTTACAAACCGGTATCTCTCCCCTTATTACGGCATCCCGAAACATGCCGTAGTATTTGGGAACGGCAGTGTTCGATAATGCCATAATTGAATCACCTACTTCTTGCTGGCCACTTTCTTGATAACTGCATCGATCCCCTTCGTCATGTATTTCAATACATAATTTTTAGCGGTCTCATTCGTCATGTATTTCGATACATAATTTTTAGCGGTCTCCTTTGCAGCATTGGTCAGAACATCCTGTACAAATTTTCTGCCGAAAGAAATTTCTGAACTGGTAAGTTGTTTATACTGCTTTTCCATCTGAAGACGGTTAATTTTTGAACGGAGTTCCGAATCAGACATCTTTTTCACCTCGTCATCGGAACTGCCCCTCTTTCCACTTGCTCTCGCAAGCTGTTCGGGAGTTCTTCGGACGCCCCATTTCATCCCAAGAATCCCGTGATGCTGTAGCAATGCTTCATTACTCATTTTGAATCTCCCTCCTTTGCGATATATGATGTCACTCCATTTGCCGAATTGCCGGTCTCGTAATACGGGACTTCTGTTACCACAATATTTCGATCCAGAACTTTATTCTCGGTATCCAGCATCTGGGATTGGAACGCTTTTGGCGTTATCCTGTACTCTCCGTCGTAGGACTCGTATTCTTCAGATTTTTCCTCATCTGTTTCCGCCGCAACATTCAATCTCCATTCCGCCTCAGCAATCATCTTTTCCATGGATGCCAATACAGCAGAACTCAACGGCGGATCAAACAGCAGTTTTACCTTCATATGCATGTAGGATTTTACTAACTGCAACTTTGTCTCGTCAGAAATGAATTCTTTCCATGTTGTGCTTTTATCCCGAATAGAGAAGCCTGATGGCGGGCCGACGCCGAGTTGAGTAAGGATCATAAATACCGAATTGATATGTATGATAAGGTCTGAGTCGAAGTGTTCATACTCTTCCGTAATACCCAGCATCTTTTTGATCGATGTCAGTATGCTTTCCATAATCTCCATAACCTCCTCCCATCAATGTTTCCAGGGACATGTATCGTTTTTGCTTCGAACAACAGGTTCTGTGGTGAGAAGACTCTCATCTCCATAGTGAATGGCATTATGTGTTGTAAGAATTGTCGAGATGAGGTACTCCGGGTTTAAAAGGAAATCGCTCCTCTTTAAAATATCCTCAACAGAAATTGGATTCATGTGATGGATCAGTATCTTTCCATATATCTCGTGGCCTTCTATTCCAAGGTCACATCCGTTATCTCTTACAATCACAAAATCACGAACAGATTTCCATTCCATAGAACGATAGAAAATCTGATTCAGATATCGGTCAAACCCAAAAGTATCTGCTCCGACGACTCCGCCTAAACGGAGATACTCATATCGTTCTTTGAAAGTCTTTAATTTTGATAATTCCGAATATGTCCTAATCATCGTCGTTACCCTGTCCGCTGTATATACGAAACGCATTGATGGCGTCCTTATAGAGATCCTTGATTTCATCGGTAGAATCGATGGCTCTCACTTTTGCCCGCAACAAATTGTTCTCTTCCTCCAACCGCTCCCGTTCGAGCTTCTCTCTGGAAGAACCCAGTTTCAGATAGTGAGTAATGACCTGAGAAGAAGCAGTCCCTTCCAGCAATTGCTTTTCAACCAAGTCAACGGCCAGAGAAATCATCTGAAGCTCCCTTGCTTCCGGAGTCAAAGCAGGACGAATCTTCTTGGAAGAGCCAGTTGATTCAGAACCCTTTGCTTTTCTAGCCATTTACTGCCTCCTTCCCATCTGTTTTTCAATAGTTTCATAAAAGTTTTCCGGCAGTATTTAAAAGAACCCACAAGGATGACTGTAACTTTTTTACCGAAAGGAGAAAAAGAGTAAAAAGAACCACAGCTTATTACTTAGTCAACCTTATGAGCTCTGTTAAATACTGCCGGAAGGTAAAAACATTCTCCGAAAAATACCCCCGGGGAATTTTCAAAGACCGCCGCGATGACGGAGGGGGTGCGATTTTTACTACCCCCCCCCCTATACCATCTGATACCTAGATAGCCACCGCATCTCGCATAACTTTTTTGTAAATGTTTCGGAAATCGTATCTTACGATCTCATCAATTGCTCGTTCAACTTCCAAGTCATTCTCTTCATCGGAGAGTTGGTCCGAGGTTCTGGCAATTCTACCAAGATACGAACATGAATGATAACCTTTTTCCTCATCAAACAGCAACCATGAAGTGAACTGTTCAAATGGATCGAAAGGATTGTCAATGGTTGTAAGCATACACTTCTTCGCCATTTACTTTGTTCACTCCTTTCCATTCAGATACTTCGACACAGTAGAACTGGAAACACCCAAAGCTGCTGCTATCTCAGCAGTGCTATAGCCAGAAGCATTCAGCGCCGCAATACGATTCACTTTTGCGGAGCTAAGGGTTGTTGTTGCACGAGGGGTAGCTCTCTGTCTGACTGTATCTATGTTTGTATTGTTGAGAATCTGGGTAAGCTTGTTCTCGCTGATGGCGCCAGCCTGAATCGCTTCCCATTCACGATCTGTAATCTCGACAGGGGTTCTCTTGGCACCAACAGCAGTACGGGCCGCAGTAAGGGCCTGTTGATTAGCCTTCTTGATTTCGGCCTTTGTCATATCGGGATTGTCT